GATATCTAAAGCTGTTCAAGAAGAATCGACAAGACCTATTAATAATATTATTGGAATTAGAAAACTAAAAAAATATTATCCAAGAGATTACGAAGGTGAGTCACACTACATATCTGATCTTAACCAAGTTGATCTGACACAAGGTAAATGGCTAATACTCACAAGAACTAAAAGTAATCTGTTAGATATCATGAAAGATTTAAAACGTAAAAATTTTTATTATCAAAGTAACAAAGGTAAAAGTTTTAAAGTTGGTATGTACGAGGCTGCAATAGCATACACTAAATGGACAATGGATGAATTGTTGGATGACAAAGAAATAAGTGCAGTAAAAGAATTTATACCTAATGCAGATTGGGATGTTAAAGTTCCATGGTATGATAAGTTTGTAGCAGATCAAAAAGAAATTTTATATTTAAGAAATTTAATTGCATCGAAAGAAAATTTAAAAGAAAAGGCGAGAATATGGTTGTCAACTATTCACGCAATAAAGGGTGGTGAAGAAGATAATGTAATTTTATCTTTACACCAAGGTCGTACTGTACAACAAGGGATTAAATCAAGTGTTGACAAACAAGATGAAGAGCATAGAGTGTGGTATGTTGGAGTTACGAGAGCAAGAAATAATCTATATAAACTGAGAGCAAAAAAGAAATTAAGGGAGTATCAACTATGACAGATAAAAATATATTAGACGAAGCATTTCCACAATACACTCAGGTCGGTGGAAATCATTACACCAAGTTTCCTATTCAACCATACGAGTTCATTTCTAAAAACAATCTATCGTTTTTTCAAGGAAATGTTGTTAAATACGTTTGCAGATATCAGAGAAAAGGAGGCGCAGAGGATATTAAAAAAATAATACACTACTGCCAGCTTGAATTATTAAAAATGAAAGACTTACAGAAGAAAAGATGATAACTGATATAAGTAATCACATAATAATAAAAGATAATTTTTTTAATGAAACAGTTTACAAAAAAATATTAATTGACATATCTAGATTAAAATTTAGTAACAGACACGAATCTGTAAATAATAATTTAAAAAACATTTATCAAAAAATATATTTCAATGTCCCGTTAAGTAAAGATCATTTTGCCGTACAAGAAACTATTAATATTTTAAATAGTTATAAACTTAACGTAAATGATGGAGAACATAATTATTTTTTAAGTGCATCACACGAAGGTGCATCTATACATAATGATGTGGCGAGATTAAATTGTTTAATATATATAAAGGGTAAAAATTTAATGAATAGTGGCACTGGTTTTTATGATAAAGGAAAAGATAACTATCATTTAAGAACCCATGTCGGTTTTAAAGAAAATCGTGGTATTATATTTGATTCAAAAATATATCATTCGACTACACAATTTCAAAAAGATTCTGGTTCACGATATGTAATGGCAAATTTTTTTAGTTAAGGGAGAAAATAAATGATATTACCTCAAACAGAATGGGTTCAACCTACAGAATATCCAGATCTTAGATCTTACGATGAGATTGCAATAGATTTGGAAACAAGAGATCCAGATTTAAAATCAAAAGGATCTGGTGCAGTTATTGGTAATGGTGAAGTTGTTGGTGTGGCTGTAGCTACATATAATAACAAATGGTATTTTCCTATTGCTCACCAAGAAGGACCTAACATGGATAGAGATAAAACTTTAGAATGGTTTAAAGATATTCTTGAATGTCCAGCTACAAAAATATTTCATAATGCCATGTACGACGTATGTTGGATACGTAGTTTAGGCTTAAATATCAATGGTTTAATAGTAGATACAATGATTGCGTGTTCATTATTAGATGAGAACAGATTTTCATACACATTAAACACTTTGTCTTGGCATTTTTTAAACGAAGGTAAAAACGAACGTGCACTAAATGAAGCTGCAAAGTCAAGAGGACTTGATGCAAAGGCTGACATGTGGAGATTACCTGCACATGAAGTAGGAGCATATGCTGAAAAAGATGCTGAGTTAACTTTTAAACTTTGGCAACATGTAAAAAAATTATTAATTGAAAATGATCTACAAGAAATTTTTAATCTTGAAACGGATCTTTTTCCTTGTCTTGTGGATATGCGTTTTTTAGGCGTTCGCGTAGATACTCAAAGAGCTTACGACTTGCGTAAGGAATTGATTGGACAAGAGCAACTATTATTACAAGAAATTCGAAAAGAAACACAAATAGATACTCAAATATGGGCAGCAAGATCGATCGAAAAAGTTTTTCAAAAACTAAACCTATCTTACGAGCGTACTGCAAAATCTGGTGAGCCATCATTTACTAAAAACTTCCTTTCAAATCATGAACATCCTATCATACAAAAGATAGCTAAAGCAAGAAAGATTAACAAAATAAATACAACGTTTATTGATACAATATTAAAACATGAATACAAAGGTAGAATTCATGCAGAGATAAATCAAATTAGATCTGATGATGGAGGAACTATCACAGGTAGATTTAGTTATGCAAATCCAAACCTGCAACAAATACCTGCACGTGATCCTGTATTGGGTCCAATGATAAGAAGTTTGTTTATACCTGAACAAGGATGCAAGTGGGGTTGTTTTGACTACTCGCAACAGGAACCAAGACTTGTAGCGCATTATGCATTGCGTTATGGTCTACCCTCTGTGAATACAATTGCAGATTCATACGATACAGATTCATCAACAGACTTTCACAAAATAGTTGCGGAGATGGCAGAAATACCTAGAGATCAAGCAAAGGTAATTAATCTTGGTTTATTTTATGGCATGGGTAAAGCTAAATTACAAGCAGAGTTAGGTGTATCTAAATTTAAAGCAGAGGAATTATTTGACAAGTATCACTCAAAAGTTCCATTCGTAAAACAATTAATGAATGAAGTTATGAAAGCTGCAGCTAACAAGGGACAAATTAAAACTTTGTTGGGTAGACGATGTAGATTTCCTAAATACGAACCAATACTACGTGGTAGTGATTGGGGTAAATATATACCGCCTGAAGATGAAGAACGTATGCAGGATCTACAAAAGATGGGACCATACTTAAAAGACGATGAAGATGAAATATTAAAAGACAAAGATGGTAATCCTAAAAAGAACTATTGGCATAAAAATCCAACACGTCGAGCTTTTACTTACAAAGCTTTAAACAAACTTATACAAGGATCAGCAGCTGACATGACTAAAAAAGCCATGCTAGAACTGTACAAAGAAGGTATCACACCACACATACAGGTACATGATGAATTAGATATATCTGTCATCAATGATTTAGAAGCAGATAAAATAAAAGATGTGATGGAAAACGCAGTTGACTTAAAGATACCAAACAAGGTAGACTATGAAGCTGGTCCAAATTGGGGATCAATTAAATGAGGAAAAATTATGGCTTATTTAAATGCGAATATACCACCGACTTACGCACAAATAAAAAGGGAGTATCTTTATGATTTACAAAAACATCATGGCGAAGTTGAAGACTGTATTATATTTGGTCTATCAGCTATTACGGGAAGGAGTATACTATGGCATGCTATTATGGAAAACGGTGCAATATTTTATCGCCTACCAATTAGCGCGTTTATTCAAAAGGGATTTGAACCATCCGACGTGCCCACAAGACGACTTGATGAACTACAGCTCTGGAATTGTTTTTCTTATTATCCTTCTGTTCATTCTTTCGATATACTAGCTGGACAAGCAGGTAAATATATAGGCAAAGACAAAAAATGGCATCCAGGAAAATATTTATTTACGGTTGACTTTGCTCATCCAGAGAGTAACATACTTGACACTGATCATTCAGAGATACCGCACGAACATAAGTGCGCTCACATAATTGCACTAGATGATGGCAATTTTGCTGCACAACCTAACAATAGATGTATATGGGACATACCATCTTTCACGGTGAAAGATGAGATTCCTGATTGGAAAGTGCAAACAAATGAATGGAATGTTGAAGATAGTAGAGCGTGGCGGACAGAAGATACCGACAAGTTCTTCTATGAAATTGAGGAGAAGAAAAAATGAAGTGTAAAAACTGTGGAATGGGGTTTATAATAACACCTATTAACGTGGATAAAGTATGTCCGCATTGTGGACATATCCATGGTAAAAACTATGTAGAACATACTCACGAGGATGGCGTAACTCACGCGCATGAGGGTGGGGATGTTCCGCACACACATGAGGAGGACAACATGGTAAAAAAAATCTTACAAAAAATTAAAGATATTCTTTTATGGCCAGTTAGAAAAGTTAAGAATTGGTGGCATAATTGGGGATAATGCATTTGGAGAATAGTCAGAATGAATTACAAGTTTACAGCAGTGCTGATAATTTTGTTTTGTCTTCTGGCTATTTTTCTAGAACCAGGTTATATTAGATAATGAGCAAAAAACCACTCAACATATCGGAAGAGGCAGCCGTGCAAATGCCAATGAAGACAGTTGCTTCATTAATAATTATCGTAGCACTCGGCACGATGGGTTACTTTCAAATCATAGAACGTCTTAACGTTGCAGACACTCGTATACAAATAATGGAGAAAGATCTTGAAGAGAATACAGAGTTTAGAATTAAATGGCCACGTGGACAACTAGGATCACTACCCGCAGATTCTGAACAATTTATGATGATAGAGGATTTGTACAAGACCACAGATAAGATTAATAAACACGTTGAAGATATGGCATTGAACAAAGTAAACATACAATTTTTAAGAACACAGATGGATAAAGTTTTAGCTGATATTGAAAAATTAAAAGATGCTAATCGTGAGATTGGTTATAAGAATGGGAGCTACAATGATTGAAAGTGTGGTGGCCCTCCTGATGTTTGTAAACGCAGAAATTAAAGAAGCGCGTTTACAGGTTGATGGTATGGCCCAATGTTTACGAGGCAAGCGCCAGGCTGAAAGACAATACAGTGAAACTATAATGTACAAATGCTGGAAGGGTGAGGCAGAATTGGAGTCGAACATTGATGGTTCAAGATCAATCAAAAAACTTATTATTGAATAATTTAAAAAAAATTAATAGATTTGCACAAAAGTTAAGGGACGCAAGGTTTTATCAACGTAGAATAAATAATAAAAAACTATATAATAGAAAAAAATATAAAAATGAATTTGAGTCGTAATTTTACTCTTCAAGAGTTAATAAAATCAGACACTGCCATCAGGTTGGATATTAATAATAATCCAAACTCAGGTCAGATAGAAAAACTAAAAGCATTGTGTGAAAATATTTTACAGCCAGTGCGTGATCACTTCGGCAGAGTAAAGGTGACCAGCGGTTTCCGTAGCGAACAACTTTGTTTAAAGATTGGTAGCTCTGTAAATTCACAGCACGCCAAGGCTGAAGCCGCAGACTTCGAATGCCTGGGCACAGACAATGCTGAACTAGCTGATTGGATTTATGCAAATTTAAATTTTGATCAATTGATACTTGAGTTCTACACTCCAGGTGAACCAAACAGTGGATGGATACACTGCAGCTACACATCTGACCAACCAAGAAAACAATTCTTACATGCATACAAATCAGAGGGTAAAACAAAATACAAACCCATATTAGGAAAGGCAACAGATCTTGTCTAAAAAAATAATTTTAATGAAAGCTTTTTCAAACATAGACACAGTGCATGGTCATTGTGAAGAGTGTGAAGAAGATGTTATTTTAGTTGCAATTGTATCTGAGTTTTACAGATGCACAAACTGTGGATCAGACACCAGGCAACATGTAAATGGAAGTATAAGATATATAAAGTTAAGTGAAAGTGATAAAGCATACATAAAATCTAATGGCGAGAAAATTTAAAGCATTTGTAGAAAGACCAAAGCCTCGTAAACGGCCACGTCGTCATAAAAAGAATTTAAATAAAAATGAAAAACGTAGTTTTAAAAAATATAACCGACAAGGCAGACGAGCTAGCTAGATTGTATAACAAAACCAAAGATCCTAAATATAAGGAAGAATGGTATAAATTAATTAGGTCTTTGTCAGTATGAATTTAGCTTTTAATTTTCATAATAAATTATTTTGGATACATAATTTTTTACCAGAAAATTTGTATAAAAAAATGTATGTTAATATTATTAAAACTAGAAATGAATTAAACTTTCACAAAACATCAGTTGAATGGCGAATATTTAAAGAGGAAAAAGAAGATATGTCAATGAGTTATGGGCAAGATAACTTTGATGACGAAGTTATAAATTTTTTATTTAAATATCATACTCTTTTAAAACATCAACAATACGTAAATTTAACTAATACAAAATGTGATAGCCATTTAAGAAAATATAATTATGGTCAGCATCTTGGTTGGCATGATGATGGTAGTGTAAAACAAAGAAAATATGCTGCTACTTTTTACTTTAATAAAACATGGCAAGAAAGCTGGGGTGGTGAATTATTATTTAAAAGCGATTTAGGATCTGGTTTTATACCAATAGTAGGTAATTCTTTAGTAATTATAGAGGCTGGACTTAGACATAAAGTATGTGCTAATTTAAAAAAAACTCATCCAAGACTTAGTATTCAAACTTGGATAAATTCTAATTAGATTTCTTTTGTTGGTGTACAATAGAATTTAATAAATATTCTTTTTTGATTAACATCTACAGGGCCTATTTCACTTAATTTTACTATAGATTCTTTGTACCCCGCGTTCAAACAGGTATATAAATCAGGGTATGATTTTTGATGTTGTACTGGTGGTAAACAGGAGTTAGCCACACCTGAACAAAATATAAAAATTAATAAAAATTTCATTGACAACCCTTGTAGTATTATATAAATATCCTATATGTTTAGATATTAATGAAAGGATATACTAGATGACAGATATAAGCAAATACAAAAGTCTCGCAGTCGATCATGCCTGTTATGACAAAATTGATAAAATGACCAAGATCCTGGCACCAGGAATCACATTATCAAGAGCACAAGTGATTAGAATGTTAGTAGATGAGAAAGCGAAGAAATTAAATGGCAAACTTACAAAGTCTATTTCCAAAAGCCGTTAACGTTCTTGGCGAAAGAATAAATCCAGAGCGTAGTCTTTGGAGAAACGTGTTAATTGTAGCTTTAGAAGATGCAATAGGAAAAGGATGGAGAGACTATGGTATTGGAAGAGGTTATAAATGTGAAAGAGCCCGTGCATATTTTTTAGAACCAAACAGAGACTTTGCGTTAGTATGTCACTACGCAGGTTTTGATCATGAATATGTACGTATGAAAGCAAAAAAATTTATGGAGGAAAATAACTATGCTTAAAACATTAAAAACAATCGCAGCTGAATTAAAAAGAGCTAACGATTTAAAAGAAAGAGACATAAAAAACAAGGAGAATTGGATGTGGTATGCAGGATCACAATCAGTTCAAGAAGGTCCTGAAGTTGGAACTGTAAGATACAGCGGAGTGAATGGTGGTTACTCTGTTACAACAAAGGGGAGATGGTAATGACTGAGATTAGAGATGAACACTTAGAAGTTATAAGTAAAAACAAAGCAAAAGCGTATGAACAACAACAAGAAATGAGAAATGAGTTAGCTTTTTTTGTAATGAATTGTACTCACTTTGAAATGCAAGAGTTGTATTCAGAAATGAAAAGGATGAAGAGAAAAAATGAGAGGAGATAGTGTAGAGTATAAGCTGTTAGAATCATGGGTAAAAGGTTTACGGCCTCAACAATTTTATCTGACTGTAGAGGTTGGAGTTCGAGAGGGTTATGGCACTCTTGTTATTACCGACGCATTGAAAGATAAAAATTATTTTCATGTTGGTATCGATCCATATGGTGATTTACTTTACAAACATCTTGATAAACAAATTGATCGTGAGAACGGAACTATTGCATATTGGACAGACTTTGAAGGTAGACCTTTAATAAATGAAGATGGTACACCAAAAGTACCTACATACCCTAACTCGATGAAACAAACTTTTTTAAGTGAGTTTAAAAATCATGAGAATTTTATTTTGTATCAATTAGAAGATACAGAATACTTTAATGCGTTTGGTGCTGGCTTGCCTATCTATCAAAACGGTCAAAAGAAATTGGTAAACGTCTACGACTTTGTCCACTTTGATGGACCACACACCACGGAGAAAGTATTAGAGGAAGTTATGTTCTTTGCACCACGATCCAGGGTTGGTACACGATTTGTATTTGATGATCAAAAAACATATGACATGAGTAAAGTGGCATACATCTTAGAAAACTTTGGTTTTAGGACTAAAGAAATGGGTGATGATAAATGTATGTTAGAGAGAACAGAATGAAAAATTTTAAATACAGAAAAGGACGAGCTCCAGGTGACAAAAAATGCCAAGCGCTAAACACCTCTGGAGGATACGTATGTGAGACCTTTACGGCAACTTGCAGTATTCGAGCCTTTGGTGACCCGTTAGTACGTGCACGGAAAGCGGGCATTTGAATGATAGGTTTATTTTTTATAGGTGTTGTAGTTTCAATTATAATACTAGCAATATTAATATATGTGAGAAAACATGATAGCTGAAACAGACAGAGCATATATTGCAGGTCTATTTGATGGCGAAGGGTCTATAAATTTTAAACGTGGTATTGAAAAGAAAAAGAAACACAAAGGTAAAGGCTATCGATACTCAAACTCTATGCGCATCAGCATGGAGATAACCATGACAGATTACTCTGTATTGGTTTGGGTCCATGAAACCCTGGGTGTGGGAACGCTTCGATCCAAGACTGTGAAAGGTAAACGCAAAGATGGCACAAAGTATCTACCACAATGGAAGTGGCGATGTACATTTAGAGATGCTTATTATGTGTGTTGTTTAATCTGGCCTTGGGCCCATGTTAAATTAGAAAAAATTCAACAAGTAATCGAGCACTACTCATACCTAAAGATGAATGGTAAAGTAGTTAATTTAGAAGAGTATAAACAATTGATGAGTTTAGAATGATTCTAAACTAGAAAGGATACATATGTTGTGGGACGGCAAACCAAAATTTAAGTACATACGAGTGCCTAGAAAGACGACTAAAGAGAAAAGAACATACGACGCTGAAGGTGAGGATTTACCTAGTGTAACCACAATATTATCAGCGACTAAAGATCCTGAGGCTGCTGCAAAGTTGGCAGCATGGAGGCAAAGAGAAGGCGAAAAAAAGGCAGACCAAATACGTGATGATGCAGCCGCTCGGGGTACGATAATGCACCGTATTTTAGAAGGACACATAAAAGGAGCTGGACATATGGATCTTACTGATCTAGGTCAGGAGGCAGGCACCATGGCTCAAAACATCATCGATGCTGGGCTATTTAAGCCTTTAGAAGAGGTTTATGGGGTTGAGGTACCTTTGTACTACCCTGGTTTATATGCTGGTACAACTGATGTTGTGGGAGTTTATAACGGCCGGGAGTCTATCATAGATTTTAAACAAAGCAATAAATACAAAAAACGTGAATGGATTGGAGACTATTTCGTACAATGTGTGGCTTATGCGATGGCCCATAACGAATTGTATGGCACTAATATACAAACTGGAGTGATTCTAATTAGCGAAAAAAATGGTAAAGTTTATAAGTATACTTGCGATATGGCTGATGAATGGCAACATTTTAAGAAAGAATGGTTAAGAAGAGTTGACCTATATTACAAGAAACAGGCATCAGGGACCTAGGACCCATAGAGTATTCTGTATGAGATTTACGTTTAGAAAAAAAAATTTGAAAAATATAGTGATACAATGCTACAATGGCTTTAAAGTGTTGATATTACTGAATAATATGTTGTTACAATGGTGTTACAATGGTGTTACAATGTGCTTCAGGGGAATCCCTACGCGCGCGCGTGAAAACGCTTTTTACAAAAGCAGTTTCTCATGTATAAAACTCTATGGAAGGAAATTATGACAGAAGATTTAAGAAGAATAGAATATAGATTTTTGCATTGGGGTCCTTTTGTATGCAATTACACATTATCATCAGAAGAGGTAGAATCTTTTAAATTATTAGAAGGCGGAGATGATTACAGAAACAACTTAGCTGGCCATCTAGAAAATGAAAAAGGTTTAGACAAAGAAAAAGTTTTTAAACTTTTAATACCTTATTTAAATAGTTATATACAAGGTTATCATGAGTTTAGAGGTGAGCCATTGTGTAGGGGTTTTGAAATAATTTCCGCTTGGATTAATCGTCAACAAAAAAATGAATTTAATCCTCCTCATACGCATGATGGTCATTTATCTTTTGTGCTTTACACGGAAGTTCCAAAGGGGTTACGGGAAGAATGTGGAAAAAGTGTTTCTACCAGCCCTGGCCCTGGTTGCATAACATTTGATTTTAATCTTACAGGAAATAATGTTAATAAATTTTTTTTATCCACACACTCTCATCTACCTTCTGTTGGAGACTTATTTATTTTCCCTGCGGGTTTACCTCATTGGGTGTATCCATTTAAAACAACCGAAGGAGAAAGAGTTTCTATATCAGGAAATATACATTTAATAGATGTGGTTGATAGATTCGTAAAAACATCAGAATTAAAAAATGATAGCAAAGAAAAGTAAATACAAATCAGTTGTTATAAAAAAGAAAAGATATTATTTTTATAAAATTACCTGGGTCGATCCAACGGGCGATTCAGGACATGCGACTGCTCATGATTCTCTGGGTTTGACTCCATCAATAATGATAACGCACGCGTATTTGTTTGATCAGAATAAAAAAAATGTCTGGACGTTTGCAACCTTTGAAGAAAACGATGAGTTGTTTTCAGATAGAAATGTTTTTCCAAGAGGTTGTATAGTTAAGATGGAAAAGGTTTTACTCTGATTCAATATCCTTTGATTGAGATTCCTGCTCGTCCTTTTGTGAGTTTGTTTTTTCTCGTACTTTTTCTGATATTTCTTCAAATGGTACACCTTCTAGGATTGGTGAATAGTCGTCGATTATTTTTTTCATACGCGATTCTAATTCTTCTGTTGTTAAGTCTTCTAATTTTCCAGTCCTTATTATCTTCTGCTCGATATATAGCCCCGCAGCTTTACCACGGGCTACTTCCGCATTTACCGCTGCAGACCATGCTCCTTTTTTAAGAGCATCTTTTCTAATCTGACCTAACTCTGCGATATGTTTTTCGTAAGTTACTTCGTATTTCTTTTGCCACTCTTCTCGTAGTTCACCAATGTATTTAACAACCAATGGATACAATTTTGGATTCTGTAATTTGCTAGCGTATTGTCTTGCTGAGTCTTTTGCAAAGCCAGCGTCGACAGCACACTCTGTGGCTGTTTTTCTACCTTCATTTGTTACTAGCTCGTAGGCAAACTTCATTTGTTGTTCAGTTAATTTCTTTGGTAATCCCATACTTGATTTTTAATACAACTTATTCTATAAATCAACCCATGTTTACTGGAAAGATATTAAGAGCAGCATTAGATAAATTTATGCAAGGCGAGGTGGCAGCCAACGCTAGAGTGCAAGTTATCTTACCAAATGGTGAGTTTTATGACATCACTGGTGTAAAGTTGCTAGAAAATAAATTAATTGGAGTAAGAGAATCTCATAGACTTGCCATTACAATTTCACCTGAACAATGGAAAATGGGTAAAGTAATTAAAAAGTTGTGAAGTTATCTTATTCAATTCCTGGAAAAGTTTGGTGGATAACTAATTTTTTAGATTATACCATGTATAAAGGTATTCATGATGCAATTATCAAAGAAAGAAAAAAAATAAATTTACATACAAGTAAAGGTCTTTGGGGTGAATATTTAATAAGTAATATTGAACCTCCAATGAGAGTAGAGGTTACTAACTATCCACCATTTGAAAAATTAAAAACCTTAGTTAGACACAATGCTTATTTTCAATTA